GCTGTATGGATATAAATCCTTTACCTGTTATTCATGTTTTATAGATCATGACATCTACCAAACCCGAATGCTATAGCCCCACAAATAAATGTGTGCATCCGGGAAACTGCAAAGCTCTATGGTTGCTTCCAATAAGGGAACTGACCTAAGCAGCCAGCAGTTTTACGTCATACTGAGGACGAATCTTAAACAACGCGATTTAAGGATGCTCAGACCACCAATCCTTACATGGAGTGATCGTGATGATTACCTCACTGAGCGACGTACACGTCGTTGTATCCAGAACGAAACTATCACCAAACTCAGCCTTTAGGTAATGAGTCTTAACTCTACTCGTTCCGGAAGAATCAGTGATGTTCGCGTGCGCTTCAAAATCGGCGAAAGATGCCCCGTTGTCTGAAAACGCGACACCAACGCCGTCGACGCTAATCTCGAGATAGTACGTCCCGCCTCGTAGGAAGCGGAACCCGTTATTCGAGTTGATCTCAACGATGTCACCATACTGATAACCATCGGTCAGACATCCGGCTGGGTCGATAGAAAACGCGTTGGAAGTGACTTGGCCACTATCGTCGGCCGAATCATTCAACAACGGTTTGTAAAGCTCAATGTGATACGAGACCCACAACTCGCCGAGTGTAGTGCCCGCTGCTCCTGGGAGGCCCTGGGTCGCGATTTGGAATAAGCCCATGTCATAAAGACGTGGGTCAACATCCGCATCGGCGTCCGATCCAGAATTACCTCGAACGTATTTCAACGTGTTAGAAGTAATGCGAGGGTCACATTCGACGGAGTGGATCTGAGAACAAGATGGCTTCGCCGATACGGCGTACTCCGAGTTGTCCATGTGGAGCTTATCGCCATAAGTGGATCCGACCGCGTTGTAGTTTGTGGCAAGGGTTACCGAACCCAAACTACCACCGACCGAAATGTCACTAGAAAGGCTTCTAAACTCCACGACCATTCCAAGGATTCTATACTGCTGGAAGTTACGTGCAATACCACTCAACCAGGGAAACATTGCTGTTAACCCAGGATTGATACGATACGACTCCAACGTAAAATCCGCCGGAACAGCTGGGACCACGACGTCCCGTATGTACTCACGGTGGCAAATTGATACTGCGTGTCCTTGGGTACCGAATGCGGGTACGGGAACTCCAGCAGGAATGGCTCCTCCTCGGTCTGCAATTGAATTGTTGGCGACTCTATAGTCTCCAAAGCCAACGAGCTTGGCAATTGCTTTACCAAAGGCAGATCCAACATCTCCCCCGGCCTTCCGACCCAGTCCTCCGAGTCCCACGAAGTCTCCAGCGAACTTTCCGAGATCTCCACCAACAGTGGATCCGATCTTTCCGAAAGTTCCGGCCGGGACAACGGACGCGAGGCCAGTTTTCTTTTTGCTGTTGCGGCCCATTTGAGACGATTTTGTCTAGCTTGTGCCTGTCTTTTCTTTGCTTTGTTCGTTTTGTGCTTGTTGCACTTTACTTTAACACTATGTGTTGTACATGCCCGAAGCGCCAACACAAACGCTTAGATTGCTATTATAACCCGCAATCATTCACCACCACCACCCTCCCAACAGAATCAGCCTAGATCAACTTCGCACATGTGCTCTACCATCGGGCAAGTTATCATGTGCGGCAAGGATCTAATCGATTCAAGGGACTTTTTAAACTCCTCCTCGTCACTAACTGTGAGCGAGTACCTGCGGGTGAACCAATCCCACGTGTCACTGCCAGGCTCCTGGGGAGTTATTCCAGGGCCGACATTCCATCTTTTCGATGGCGGTTCCAATCTATACTCTTCAGGTATAAGTTGGGACACCACGTCCACATACGTTCGGAGAAATGGTACGAAAGAAAAATCACGGTAAGAGTTCAGAACCCCTGCGTAATCCCTCCAGGTCACG